ACAGTAATAAATTCAGTTGAGTCAAATTTAATAATATCACTAGGTGAAACAGTGAAAAGATACTTCCAAAGATATCCGTCACCGCTGTTTCCTGCTTTTGATGGTTCCAAGTCTGTGAATGTAGGTTCATCTTGGGAGACATTTCCAAGAGGGTTAGCTCCCGTTGATCCATTATCAATACAAACGTAAACTTTAAAGTCGGAATTAAGTACGTAGTAGTTCGCATCGTATAATCTATTTGCTTGTGTTAATGGACTTGGATTTTCTACACTATAATCATCTCTATAAATTTCATATCTACTTCCTGCAACCCAGTCAACTCTTCTTATAATTCTTCTAATATTTGATGATGCTATTTTTTTACCAAACATCATCGTATCACCTGTATGCTTACGATAGGAAAAACTATCTGTTGGTGCAGGTGTGCTTGAATTCCAATTAGATGATCTACCGTATCCAACTAAGGAACCAGTTCCAGCAGGGTTTGGTAATCCTATGAAAACATAGTAAGAATTATTTGTGTTTTCTACTGATTCAACAAAGTTGTTTGCGTTCAGAATTCTAAATTGATCAGTAATAATCGCTGACATTGTATCTAAACTTTTCTTTTCCTTTTATTTATAGAGGTAATACAATCAAATTCCGAAGACCCTAATTGCACCTGATGATCTTAGACCTCTCAAAGACCCTATGGTGTAATTCTTTCTTTGGATAGTTGGGAAAGTTGTCAAACCTGTGTTTATGGTTAATCCAGTAACTCCTATTGAGATTGGATTACTATTTCTAGTTGCATTATATAGTCTACCCCAACTAATTCGACCTAAATGTGTAGCAATGCCTGGATTACTACTATTAAAGTTTCCTGTTAATCCAGCTCCTACACCTGTAGTTTGTCCGTTTTGAATGTTACAAGTAATTTCGCCATTTTCACCATTTGTAGTCACCGCATGAACCTTATAAATGTTGTCTAAGAAAGTTGAACCTATTCCAACTATTGATGAATTATGAGTATCAACTGATGTAATACCTGTACCAACTGTTGTGTCCTTAATAAACACTGGATAACCTGCTATTAGTGTATTTGCAATTTTATCTGCTCTAAAGAAGAACTTGAGTGCTGATTGTCCACTAACAGTCGTTGTGCTGATACCTGTAATAATACCAGTGAAACCTTCGACATTATTAATAGATGTTATTTTCTCAGTTTTAAATTCAGGTAAATCAATAATTACCTGTGGGGGTGTAAAGGCAGAATAACCTAAACCAGGATTAGTGATTGATATTGCAGAAACAGATCCATTAGTAATTGTCGCTGTTGCTGTTGCTGTTGTACCGATACCAACACCTATTACAGGTGGTGCACTAACTTTGATAGTTGCATTTGCATATCCACTACCTGCGTTTGTTATATCAAACGATGACACAGTTCCACTTGAAGATATAATTGCTGTTGCAGATGCACCAACATTAATTTCCCCTGATGTTATGAGAGCATCGACTGTATTATATTCTAAATTATAATTACCATCACTCTCATCTGGATTACTTCCACTTAAATGATCTCCTTTTTCATAGAAAAATACTTCTGCATCATCTACAAATATTCCATTTGTTCCTTCTCCAGATGATGTTGTAAAATCACCAATAATTTTTGAAGTTGGATAAATTTGTGGTTCAAGTATTTCTCTTGACTTATCAATTTTTTTGCCACCTAAAACTAGATCAACTTTTTGTTTAGTCCATCTTATTGGTTTATTATTTTTCTCATCAATACCTCTACCTGTATAGATATCAGTTTCAACAAGTTTTGCACCTAGTAATTCTTTGATAGTTCTCTCTGCATCTTGTGAAGTTGTAAATCCAACAGGATGTTTGAATACTCTAAGTTCATCACCAATCTTAACTGTTTGTTGAATATCCGCAGTGTCTACATCAACTCCGTCCTGTCCTTTATAGAAGAATATATCAACTTTTGCCTCTGGTCTTGGTGCTTCAATAAATTCAAATGTGGTACCTCCTTCAAATGTGTATGCAGAACTTGGTTCTTGTAAAACTCCATTTATGAAGATAAGAAGAACAGCATTTAAATCAATTAATTGTGAACGAGCATTATTTAAATCTTTTTCAAAACTAAGTAGTTGACCATTAAAGAATAATGGGAATCTTGTTCTTGAACCATCTTGAAGATTTCCAATACTATCAATGAAATCTATTTCACCAAATTGCCAAGAAGAGAATTTATCACTAAAGATTTGTGTTACCTCTAATTCAAACTCTTGTAATGGTGCGGATAAGTGTGCTGCAGTTACCAATCCGACAGGTTTAAATTTATCTCCAACTTTAAATGAATGACCTGGTCTAGCGATTGAAAATTCTGATATTTCAAATGATGTTGAACCAATACCTACAGTTGTTTTTGATGCACCTACTTTAACATCTAACAATAAGTTAGAACCTGTTTCAGTGGTTGAACCTATTCCCTCTCTTGATATACCAATTACTGGTAAATTATCATAATTTGGTTCAGGTATTATAATTTCAGGATTTACATATCCTGAACCTGCAGATGTAATAGTAAATGCAAGTGAACCACCAGCACCAACTATTGCTGAAATTTCTGCACCTGATCCACCGCCACCACCAGCACCTACATTTAATGTAATTGTATTATTTGTAGTGGCAACGATTGCAGTTTGAATACCAGCAATAGGATCTGAATTAGGGAAACTTGTCTTAGATACTGCACGAGGATATGGATGATCTGAGAAGAAATTATCCTTAGAGCACTTAAATACTAATCCACCAGTATCAATACCGACTGTATCACTTGTAGACAATCCATGATTTGGTATTGTTAGAACTAATTGTCCTGAATGAGATGTGTAAACTGCGTTTGTTGCTGTAAATGCATTGGCACCTGTTGCAGCAAAATTACCCTTGCGAATAGAATTGATACCAGCACTTACAAATCTATGCTCATATGATTGGTCTGTAACACCAATTGCAACAGAACCACCACGATATCCTGAACCAAATGTAAGATCTTCAAAGAATTCAAATGCGTGTCCACCACCAACATAAGTGTGATATATTGTGCTTGGTCCTGCTTGAACCTCAAAGGTTCTATCAGATACAATACCTACTAAGAATAAGGGTCTTTCGTGATCTTGGAATATTGTAGTGGTAACTCCACTATATCCAACACAACTAAATTCTAGATTTTTTAATTTGACTGTATTAGGTCTCTCAAGTGCAAATCCATGAACCTTATCTGTTGTAACTGTAATAATACCAGTAATGTTATCGTACGCTGCGGTTTGAATACCAAGATTGAAACCAGAAGATGTTGCTATACCAACAACACTTGTTATTCCACCGTTTGCATCTTTAAATGCTTTAACCTTTGCTCCTTGTAATGGTGCATATCCTGTGCCAGGTGTTGAACCTAATGAAACTATAAGTCCACCTCTAGGAACTTGGTTTTGGTTTATATCAAATTCAGATACAATGAAATCACCATTTGTAGATGTGATACCACTAAACTCTACAGTTGATATACCAGCAGTTGTATCAGATATGAATTCATAATTACTACCAGTATTATTAACAGTTTTAGGAGTTTGGAATACGCCATTGATGAATAGAACTCCATTTCCTACGCCAATTCCTGAAGATGTATTCGCACCTCCAACAGTCAGTGTATATGTCTTACCTATTCCAGTAAAGTTATCAGATATATCATCAAACAACATATTAGTTGTATAATCACTTCTTAAGAATGTTCTACCACTAAAGTTTGCCTTTACGAAAGGTAAGTTAGTTTCATCCCTTCTTGATCTATTATTTCCTTTTGGTGGATCGGAGAAGAACACTGTACTATCAACAATATTGAATGCTCCTCTATGAACCCTCGCAGTTGCGTTTACTGCGTGTGAAGTTGCTGCAATACCTAATTGACCTCTATCAACTTTAACAACTGGTAGAGTTGCAATACCTAGTGATACATCAGTTGAATCGTTTATAACTCCAGTTGGTGTGCTTGAGAATCCAACTTCAGTAACTTTAACATACTCATCATCAATTTTTAGAAAATCTCTTGGTGCAACAGAACCAATACCACTTAGTACAAATTGAGATAATCCAATACCAATACCATTGTTATGTGTGAATCCATCAAAAACTCCTAAATTATGAGTTATTGAGGTAAATGAAATGGGTTGTTGAACAACACCATCCAAACCAATAATAGTCTTAGTAAGTTGTTTTCTCATAGACAACTTATGTGCATTACCACCACCAATTCCTGTAAATGTTACTGGATTACCAGA